CGGCGATCTTGATTTCGATGGGGGTCTCGACGCCCTTCTCATCCACATCGACCACGGTGGCCGCGCGGAGAGCGTCAATCTGGGACTTGCGAACTTCGCCGGTCAAGGACTTGGCCAGCGCAAGTTGCGCTTCAAACTCTTTGCGAGTGAGCTTCATGGAAAACCTCATTGGTATGGAACTTCGTCGCTGGCCGGGGTTTCGCCTACGCCTGCCTACGCTGCTGCCTTGCGGCTCTGCCCGTGCGTAGACGCTGACTGTCTTGGCGAAACTGCCTGACGTGATTTGCACCGGGAACATACCCGGCGCGGATTAGACTGAGTAAAGACGCCCGCGCTGCTTGGCGATGGCGTTGGAAATTGCTTTGGCAACATCAACCGCGGTTCCGGGGGCAGATTCGATCACATACAGATACCGCTTCGGGGTAATGACGGGCGGAACGGTGGGGGCGGGTGGAATCACTTCTGCCGCCTTGTAGCCGAACACCTTGCTTGCGAAGTCAGCCGACAGACCCTTGCTGACCGCCACGGCGACCGCCTCTTGGTTGGCGGGGAGAGTGACGCAGGAATATTCGAGCATCTGCCACTTGGAAATCACCCGGCGAACGTCGCCGCCGTATGTCTCCATGTCCTTCTTTGTCGGCTGGCGCTCCTCGGTGATGTTGAATCCGATGGAGAATGCGTTCATCACGCCCTGTTGGTACAGGCTCAGGAGCGTGTCGGGAACCCACTCGCCCGCATGATCCTTTGGCTTGTCGGCAAAGATTGTCTTGGCAATGACTGCCTCTGCATCCCGCTTGAGTGCCACGCACTTGCCCACGGGCAGCGTCCAATAGTTGTGCTGAAGGAACACAACCGGATTCATCTCGAAGTCTTTGGCATCGCATCCAACAGGCAACACCACTTCGCCGTCACGATCCTTCGCCGCCGTGTTGATCTTGGCGACAACCGAACGCTCGCCCTCGTTAACGGTCAGTTCTACCGGGAATCTCTTGGTGATAATCATGGCTTATCCTTGGTTCTGTCCGGGTGCGAGGTCTCCAGCAACAGCAGCCGCGCCTCCGGTTACGCCACTTGGCGGGTAAAGATCGTCGCCGCCGTCCATGCGCGGGTAGTCAATCTCGGCTCTGGCCTCATTCGGGGTCAGGATTCCGCCGGCCACATAGCCGGTAAGCTGCTTGGCGAGTGCTTCCTTGTCCTCAAAGCTCACCATGTCATAGGCGACAAAGTAATCTTCGCTGCCTTCAAATCGCGGAACCCATCGTTCATTGAGCTTTTCCTCGTCCAGCCGGCAGTAGGGGCGGATCGTGTCGCGATACCAGCCCACGCGGGCAGTTACGCTGTTGGCGCGGTTGGGGTCATTGCTCAGGAGCATGGCCACGGGCACGCGGGAAGCAGCGCTGATTTCCTCGATCACCCGCGTCGGCGTGCCTACTTCCGTTACAGTCTCGTTGAGTTGCTTGAGATCCAACTCCGCACCGACCGCCAGGAACTTCCCGCTGTTCTTGCTGCCCTTGATCGTGTCGTTGATCTTCTTTTCCAGAACGTCAACGGCTTTGTCATTCGCCTTGCCGCCCTTGACGCTAATGATGTAGTCGGGCCGCGCCATGTTGTCGAACTTGGCCAGGTCCATCGTCTTTTTCGAGTTGTCCAGGCCAATCGCGTCCCATGCGGCTTCAAACCAGCCCATGCCGTAGAACAAATCCTTCGGATTGGGGAGCTTGAAGTGGTCAACTTCGTCGGCCGGAAAATCCTTTTCGACCTCGGTAGACGCTCCGAACAGGTATCCACGGATGAATCGGTCCTTATCCGGGATGATTTTCACCCACTGCGGCGGCATTCTCCACACTTCGGCAGGCACATTCGCCCCGGAATAGACCGGGTGCATGTACGAATTGCCCGTGATTTGCAGGTCAAACATGCGCAGGAGCGTCAGTTCGTACCCGTTTTGCCATCCGTTGACCGTCCTCAGCACTTCAAGAACCGGGTGCGGCTCAACCACTTCTACAATGTCGCCGCCAAACTCGATTGCCTTACGCCGAACCGAAGCGGATGAGTCGCGGTACATGGACTCGCGCATCTGCGCCTTGGCCAGCGGAGTTAGTTCGCGCGTGCCGAACAGTTTCGTTGCCGTGCTGCGGTTGCGAGCGTAAAGGCGAAGGGGGACGTTCGCGACAGCGTTGGCGTTGAGCATCGCCGCGGCATACGCCCAATGCCGGAACTCTTTCAGAGCCATTTCGGCATTGAACGGGCGCGCCTTTGCGCCATGACTGCCATATCCGGGCAGCACCTCAGCGCCAAACAGGTTGCTGGTGCTGCTGGCTTGCTTGCGCCAAGGGTTGAGGTTTGCGAATAGTCCCATCAGATTGCCTTAAAGTAGATGCCGCCAGCATCCTCTATCCCTAGAAGCGCCCGGGCCATGCCCGTAAACAGGGCTACCGGACCATCTATCTTGCCCGTGGACTTGGCCTTATTGGGCTGCACGTTGCCATTCTCGTCCCGCTTGGCGCACACATTGCCAATCATCCAATCCATTGCGGGGTTTGCTCCGTGTTCGATCCTGCCTCCGGCCACCATCGCCTCAACTTCCTTCATCGGGTCAGACAGCGTGCGGCTCCCCTGCCGGACCTCTACCATGCTGTCGCCAAAGCCATCGGTCTCCCGCAACTCCTGAGAAATCTTCAAAGCGTTCCACGGGTCATAGCCGATTTCCTTCACCGGGTAGACTGCGTGCAGGCTTTTGATCTTTTCGCGTATGGCCTGCTGGTCCACTTCGTTGCCTTCGGTCATCTGCACAAACCCCAGCCGCGCCCAAGTGCGATAGGGTACGCGGTCGGTATCTTCTTTGTGCTTCGCCGTCTCGGCCGGCACCCAGAACCACGGGATAATCTTCCACTTCTCGCCCTCTTCCAGCGGCGGGAAGATCTGGAGCACGGCCGTCAAGTCAATCTTCGCCGACAGATCCGTTCCGATGTAGCACTCTCGCCCCTGCAACTCTTCCAGCATCCGCGCCCGCCATGCCTGCGGCTTCTCTCCCTCGCGTAGTCCGCTGCATTTGTTCCACTGATCCGCCGGCAACCAAGCCTCGTCTGCATCCGTCACGATGTTCAGATGCAGGCGCAGGAAGTTATTCAACTCGCTGGGCATCTCCTGCGCCTTGAGGCATTCGCGGGTCAGGAACTCTTCTGTGATCGTAACGCCGAGGTTCGGGTTGGCTTTGCGCCACGTCTCCGGGGATTTCCAATCATCGTCCTTGTCGGCTTCGTAAACTGCCGGCAGGAAAGCCGGGTCGTATCCGGGTTTGGCCGTATCGCCGGGGTTGTCCCTGATCTGCCGCGCCCTCGCCAGCATCGTATTGCACAGGCTCGGCCGGTTGTAATCCGCAGTCGTGGTGTAGATTACGATAGGCTGCTTGCGGCTGGCCGTCGATTTCTGTAGCACTTCGGCCAACTCAGGCGACTTGTGCCGGTGCAATTCGTCAATCGCGGCAAAGTGCGGGTTGACGCCATCGCCTGTATCCGCGTCCGCACACAGGCACTTATAGGATGCCATGAACGCATCGTGGACAATGGACTTGGTTTGACTCCCGCCCTTGGCGCCATAGACGGTCAATCGCCCGGATAGCAGCGGCTCCTGCCTTACCATGCCAATCGCGTGCCCAAACAGCAAGGCGGCCTGGTCGTGGCTACTGGCGGCCGAATACAACTCGGCCCCGTACTCCTGATCGCAGCAGAGCACATAGAGCATCAGGGCCGCGACGAATGCCGTCTTACCATTCTTCTTGGCCACGTAAATCAGGCACTCGCGATAGCGCCGGGTGCCGTCAGGGCGCTTCCAGCCGAACAGATTGGCGACGATTGCCTTCTGCCAGGGGGTCAACAGGAACGGCGTACCGGCTTCCCGCGCGGCAGAACCCTTCGCCAGCTTGCAACACTCCTGGATAAAGTCGATTGCGAACTGCGCCGAGGTGGCATCGAAGGTGCAATCGCCCGCCTGTGCGTGGGGGGCGTAGCCCGGAAGCAGGCGGATAACCTCAGCCAGTGGCAAGCCGGGGGCCGCCGAAGAACCGTTCTTTGCCTTTTTCTTTGCCATCTGTCTTCTTTGCGACGATTCGCGTCCGGCTGGCAGGGGTTATCCCGAACTCCTGCTCACACCTCAGCAGATCGTGGGTCAACTTCTCATAGGTGATTACATTGGGGTGGCGAACGTGCCGGGTGTTGCCCAATTGATCGGTGACGGTGTAGGTGTCTTCGTTCTGATCCAACCACTCGGCCAACTTCCACCAGCGGACGGTGTTGTGACAGTAACGGGCCAAGGTCGGGCCGTTGTCCACTGTCAGAACACCCGGCGCAATTGTGTCGATGGTTCGCGCCCAGACCTCACGGGCGGCGGCGGAGAGCTTTGGGGGAATGAATGGTTCTCCGTTGGCAGGGGTTGGCTCTGCCGGATTGGCTTTTGCTCGCCATGATCCGGCGAGTTTTAGCACTGCGGAAGGGGTTGGGGCTGGTCCTCTGAGGCCCATGATTGGCTCTGGTTGCGAAAACTCGTGAAAAAATCAAGAAGCCTGCGACGCGGCTAAC